CACGCTTTGCTTTTTACTTTGTTTTGTGGACATTTATTGTTTATTGCGTCAAAAACAAGATCTAGCTGAAGATTATCAGCTAGGAGTGTCTAAATTTCTGTTTGACGAAACTTCATCAGTTTTCTATTTATGTCAATATCAACAAACATCCATCCATCCTTTATTTAGCCAGTGTCTTGGTCAATGACCCTTTCCAACCAATCATAATTTATGACCGTGGTAGGATTATTGATCATTGACAAATCCTTCAGAAAACCTGAATACTGGGACAAAGAAACTCCGTACACCTCATTCAAGTAAGAACAAATCCTCACCTCATCAAAAATCAAGTATTCATCAGCAAGCATATGATTTTTGTATTTAAAATAATCTTGTTGAAACCTCTTAGAGTTCCCTTCCTTAAGGAAGCCCTTATACTTTAACAGGTGAAGATGTCTTTTGGATATGTCACTTAACACTGGCACAAAAGGGTAAGCAGATAGAGTAGCCTCAGACACTTGTTTCAACCACAAATAATCATCGGGTTGCTTGTCTGTACTAATTGATAGCTTGACGACCCTCCTTCCTATGGTAGGGCCCCAAGCTATACTCCTATCCAAATACCCATCAAGGCAGGGATATAGCCGATTTCCTAAGAATACCATCTTCCTAGGATCAGTTCTAACCTTCATGTCTCGAGCCTCAAACCCGAACAATGAAACGTTATCACCAACAAGAACATCCATATTCTCGAACCAATCTATTATTGTAAGAGAATCATCACCAAGAACCGACATTTTTATTTTACTCAGCAAATCTTTGGTAAGATTGTCGTCTAATTCCCGGATGTCCTTGCCCTGTATTGCCATATCATATGAAGCGATTTGAACCATGCCGTTGATCAAGGCATTCATTAAAGCCGTATCAGAACGGCCAGACGCATTCATAATAGGAGCGGTTACCAAAAGTCCGTTCCTAAACCTGCCTACCGGAATCATCCACTTACTCCAGACATGTTTAAAAAGTGGACGATCAAAGGGCAATCCCCAATGTCTATAAACCAATTCAACGAACTTAAAAGCTTCAGCGCTATAAGTGCAGTCGAATTTTGAGAAATCATTCTCAATTCCAACCACACCCATTCTCTTAAATTTGAGTTCGTTATCTACCGATTGCCTTATCCATTTATTAGCAGACCCCGGTGGCATGCCGCCAAAATAAGTAACTGGAGAGTGCATATTCCATAATCCATGAAGTAAATCAGTAGCTGGTCTAGTCATTGGGCCCATGATTATCTGCGAAATGGGAGATGGATTGCAGATAACCCGGGGATTCATTGCCGGACGAACACCTGTCACACCACTGGTGGTGTGAGTGTCTAATTCCCTCTTTATAAAGAAGGAAAATTCAATCTTGGGATTCGTCAATTTACCTCGCTTTTCAAAGCGTTCAAATGACTCCAACAACGCTTTCCAATATAGGGCTCGCTTGCGCGGCTCAAAGGAATATATCCAAGTGCCTTTAGTTTGAGTACAGA